GTGAAATCAGACACGCAATGAAGAAAACTGAACATCATATCGTTCTTTCCGACCTTGAGAATATTGACAGCATTATCAATACTACAACGATAATAAAACTTGAAGAAAAAAAACACCAAAACAATTCGGTCATAAGATTTATCGAGGAAAAAGAAAATGGTATCAATTTGTTAATGGAATACAGAAGCAAAAAAGGTGATTTATCTTTGGTAACGGCTTATAGGGTAAAGAAAGAAAAAGGGCAGACGCATTGATGTCGCCGCTAAACGACCCCAAGCCAAACGTCCGAAACGCTTCATACCTCTAACTATTAGTATACCCTGTTTCCTATATTTGTCAATAGATTTCAAAAACGCCTTTTTAATCTCCATTTTTATCCGTGCCATAATCCCTGTTTAGGAGCTTAATTTATGACAAGAATGACGGATTACGGACTTCACGCGATGCTTCCAGACGGGGAGCATATCTATTACGGCTATGACGAGAAGCCTGATGTGGCGACAGGAAAAGCACTAGCCATTTGTACGGGGGGGGGAATACGATACATACCGCTGACGACACTGAGAAAACATGAACATTTACTTAACATGAATATCGGCGGGGTTATAATGCACCCAATAGAGGACAGCCTTACATTTACAATCGAAACTTGGTTTGAAAAATCTGGAAGCGGATCTTCTGGTCCAATACATTATATTGAAGGAAATTCTTACCTGAAATTTAATTGTGACACAACAGAAGAAGTAACAATAGATTCATTTGATTATATAACGACATTAAATGGCGAAGGGGTGTCAAAAATATACTCAAATACACTTTATTTAATGAATCCCAATAGCGCTCGTATAGCGCCTCCTCCCAATTATTTTAAATACCAAGGAGAATCTTCTTTTCAGCAAGTTGAATGGGAACTCCCCAGTACCAATACGGGAAAACATGATTATTATACTTTTCAGAAATATAAATAAAAAAAACAGGCTCTCGGTTACGAGAGCCTGTTCAGTTGTTAAGTAATCTTTAACTACTGAACATCTTCGATTGTAAGTTCTGCCGTTACATTGCAATTGTGAACGATTACCAGAGAAGAAATAGGGTAGGTCTGCAAGAGCTGATTGAACAGCTCCTTTGTCTCCGCAAGGTTTCCCGCGAAAGGCTTGCCCGTTCCCTCGTCAAGCACATACACATAAGATGTAGTGCCGTTTTTCCTAAGTATCGAGTACATACTGTGCCTCCGTATTTTCAGTTTTAATCAGAATACGCAAGAAAAATATACGGTTTAAATCGCTCCCGAAACCGATCTTCTCAGCCCGCCCGATGGAGCCTGCTGTCACGCTCAGCGATACGCTTCTTGAACGCCTCGTATATATCCATCGCCGAGTTGCCCGAAAGATTTTCCTGGTCAATCAGGAATATGAAATCATCGTAGTTCATGTCCGGGTCAATGAGTTCCTGCTGCTTCAAGATATAGAATACACAGTAAAGCGGGAACTTGCCCTGACCAGAAATGTTTGCAATAGAGTTGATGATGTTAGGGTCAAGGCTCATTGTCTCATAGTCATAGTTCAGGTGGATTTCAACCAGCCCGCCATAACCGTTCCATTCCTCATATTTCTGGACGAGCCATGACAGCTTGCCGCTAAAATTACGGGCCAGCGTCGCCAGTTTCGCGTTCTCGCCGCTCCTGTGCACATACGCGCTCTCGGCAGTCTCGCTGGTCTTCTTGTCGGGCGCAATGTTCTTCATAAACAGGCCCGCAATCTGTGCCTCTATCTTGTCAATCGCCTTCTCACAGTGTTCCAATCCCTCTCCTGAAAAAGAAAGCACTCCGAACCTTGCGTCGGGATTCTCCTCTGTCAGGAACGCGTCTCCGCCGAGCGTGATGTCATCATCCTTATCGTCTTCTTTCGGTGTATAGCCCGTGATATACCCTGTCGGAACGGTCGTCATGTGGACACCGTTCACATAATCAGCCGTAAGCTGATAGTGGTGCACATTGAGCATGGCAAGGTCAAAAAGAGGCGGTTTCTCAGGTTTCTCGTAAGGCAGGAGCACAATCGGGATATAATTTATTTCCTGCTCCTTTCCGTTCACGGTCACGAAAACAGGAAATTCCTCCACATCCATCCTCACGGTCTTTGTTTTGTCATAATCATCATACACGGGGGTATAGATTTTCTGAACATATACGCCGCGCTCATTGAGCATCAGTACCCTGTACCTGTCAAAATGCTCTTTTTCAAATTCATTCTTGACACGGCAGCCTTTCTCTTTCAGTACGACAAGCTTAAGCTTCTTAATGCCTGAAAAATTGTCGTAATCCCAGTTTATGATTGACTCGGCAGGGTAATAGGTAAGATACGGCCTGATTCCTTTCCTCTCAGCCTCCAGCTTGCTCATTCCGCTTCCGCCTTTCGGAATGTCAAGAAGCATCGCCCCGAATCCGGTCTTAAGCAAATCCCATGCGGCATCTGAAACAAACTGATAGAGGGAAGTCCCCTTTCCGTCAACATCGTCAAGTAGTCCGCTCTGCCTGAACCCGTCATCACACATTACGGTAGGTGCACGGCGGAAAATCATCGCATGCTGAATGCCATGAGCTGCCCCAATGAAATTGGAATAAGGAGTACGCATCTTAAAAGCCTCATAGCGTCTGGTACGGCCCTCACAATCCTTACCGCTTGCCATCGGCAGATATTTCTCGCCTTTTTCCTTGACTACATCCTCTCCCTCGATTGTCTCCCGGCATATAGCCCATCTGTCTACCTGTCTCGCATACGACTCACACTCGTGCATGACAGGAAAATTCATACTCTCAAATGCCATATCTCACCTCGCTAGAACCCGTACACTTTCGGGCGGTTCAATCCCCAAGATTTTCTAATTGGTTTCAGATAGCACAGCAGATAAGCCGCCGCATCCGATATATGGTCAAGTCCCGAAGACTTGTCTGTGTCCTCTCCGTTATCCTTGTAGCAGTAGCCCTCCAGAGCTTCCTTCAGCTTCTTGCACCTTCCACGGGCCATAAAACAGTGACGCTCTCCCTTTGCGTTAAGGAAAGCCGTATTGACGGCATTGAACTTGTCGCGGGAAGAATAGGGAGCTTTCGGACAGCAGACGCGGAAACGGTTTCGCCTTAAAATCTCATAGTCAGTCTCACCAACGGCAGCCGAAGTCTGCCTTTTCCTACAGGTCGGGTCAGGGTAGGCGAATATGTCTGCTTTCGGAAATTTCTTTCTGATAGAGTTGCAGAGAATCTGCGTGTTGGAGTTCGGCTCGACAATCTCATCAAAGAAGATGACATCCTCGCCCTGCTTTACGGCAATCGCCGCCGTCATAGGATTCACATTGAAGTCGATTCCCACATGAACATCCACGCTTCCTTTTCCCCAGCTCTCATCAAGGTCTATAAGGTTCTGCTCGCGGTCGAACATGTCATATACGCGGGAAGCAAGGTTCTCAAACGAGGCAAGGTATTCCTGAGCGAACATCTTCGGAGACATCTGCCTTTTTGATGCCTCAATTTCCTCCGGGTCTACATTGCCACCCTCAAGGGTAGTGAACTGAAATGCAGCCCAGTCCTCATCTTCAAGAGCTTCCTTGTACATCTTGTAGAACCAGTTGTAGCCTTTTGGAGTTGAGACAAGGATTGCGTCACCCTTCTTGTCAGCGAGGGCAGGACGAATGATTTCCCATACCCCGTCCTTCATAAATCCGCATTCGTCAAGAATCACGCGGTTAAGTGAAGAACCTCGTAAATGCTCAGGATTATCAGCCGTAACAACATAAAGGATTGAGCCGTTTATGAACTTGTAGGCCTTATCCATTTTGTTGACTTCAGAAACCCATTCTTTAGGCACATTCTTCGGAAGCCAGTCATCCCACATGATTTTCTTCGCCATGTCCCAAGTAGGGGCTACATACCAGATGACTGAATTTGGAACTGAAACCTGCTCAAGAATGGCAGCCCCTGAGACAAAAGATTTACCGAATCGTCGTCCGGCGTTTACTATCTTGAATCGGTGCGGGTCGCGGAGGATAGTAAGCTGAGGTTTTGTAAGTCGGAAAGGTATTCCTGCCATTACTCGTCCTCCGCGTCAGCTATCATCTCGGAGCCGTCTTCAAACATGATTCCAAACTTCGCAGGCCCGTCATAATCGTCAGGATCATCCTCAGCCCGTGAGGCTTTTTCCGTAATCTGCTCCAGCGTATCTCCTCGCTCGGCGAATATAATTGCCGGAATCTCGTGCTTGTTTTCCTGTTTCTGAACTGGTGCGCGGCCAAAAAGTCTCTCCGCAATCACTTTTGCAGCCGATGTCGCGTCCTTGTCGCTCTCCGCGTAAATTGCTGTTTTGTAAAGCCTGTCAACTACAGCCTGCCATTGGGTTGTTTTCTCGCCGGACAACGGCGACTCAACATACTGATTCGCCGCATACGACATGGCATCGGCGAGTGCTTTCTTGGAGCCTGAGTAAGGTTTGTTGTTGATTTTGTTTGTAGGTGAAATGATTCCCATCGGAATCAAGGATAGAATTAAAAAAAACAGACCTTAAACGAAAAAAGGCACGGAATGTTCCGTGCCGTCTCTTTACGCCTCTTTTTTCTCAGGAGGAGGATTCTTCTGCTGCTCGCTCCAGCTCATCTGCAAGCGGAGAATCATGTCAAAGCTGTCCTTTGCGGGAAGCTCTCCCAATGCCCTGAGAATAAGGTTCGTGTCCTTCTCATTAAGTTCTATCGTCATAGACAGAAGCATAAGGGAAAATTACAAATAGCTTAAAATTTGAAAAAAAAGCCGCGCTGGGGATTCAATGCGCGGCAGGGGAGGTAGTAAATGCCAAATAGATTAACCTGATATTATCGCAATCCCGTTTTTAATTCAAGGTCTTAATTTTTTTTTTCATTTTTTTAGGAAAACATTTAAGCTCTTTTTTTTTCTGACTTACTCTTACATCGTTGGAAGTAAACCACCCAACTTTTGAAAGACACGAACTCAATTCCAGAAACCTTTATGATGCAGGTTTTGTCGAATCGTCTGTTCGTGTGCGATTCAGCGGGTGGTTCCGCAAGGCAAAGCCTCTGTCATAAAGGTTTTTGTTTTTTGGTGGTTATTTCCAACCGATTCGTAATCCTAACGGCACGGCTCCGCGAAAACGGAGAGAGCGACACTTCCATACGAATTGAAACTTAACGGCAGTACCTCGTGTGAAGGCCAATTTTGCAATAGAGGATAGTCCGAGAGAAAACTTCGGCGGCAGCCAATAACCCGGAGAGAAAACCGTAAAAATCTGCCGCGGGCGTACCAGACGACAACGCGTGATGCGACTTGGGAACCCCGTTTATCTTAACGGACAAAACTGCACCAGTAGAGGCTTGAAAGGTAGACACGCTGGGCAAAGGTCTTGTAAGAGATTAGAGTCACACCCGTCACTGACGCTTACACGCTCGGTGATACCACTAAATGTGAGTAGTTAGCCATAGGGAAAAAACACGAAAAAAAATCGTGCGGATTCCCTAGGGCTGTCTACGCACTAGTCACCTAATCGGTGACTAGAAGAGGAAAGGAAGTCTGAGGGATTGTCGGAAGGGGAAAGTTGAAAGGTTGTCAAAAAAGAGAGTGCATGAACTCTTCTTCGCGGAGCGTAAGCGTAGCGACTGACGAAGCGATAGCGTAGTCAGTCAATCTTTACATAAGGAGAAGCTAAATGATAATCACGGAATCTTGGTTAAGGGACAATATGAACGGTGGAATCGGAGTGACCGCAAGGCAGCTCCGTGCTTTGGGATTATCCTGGCCACCTCAGAAAGGTTGACTCAAAGGAATCCTCGGTAAAGAGATAACCGAGGAGCAGAAGGCAGCCTTTGAGAAAGGGAAAAAGACTGACAGCAAGAACACAGAATTTTCTTCTTCCCAGAATACTTCTTCCAAAGGAATGTCATTCGATGTAACAGAAATTCTTACCCTTACGAAAAATCTTTCTGTAACAGAATTTAAAGATACGCCTCTCGCCAAATACGGTTATCTGAATATTCAGCCAAATGTATGTGTTCTTTGCGGAATATCACTTAAATCAGTAGTCAGAGAAGATTTTAGAAATGACATTCAGCTTGTGTCTGTATGCGATGATTGTCTGAACCGTCTCGATAAGGAAACGATAAATGATACTGTCCCACCTGTAAAAAAGGCCGTTGTTGAATTTCAACCAGTACATAACCTTACCTTTGATGACATGAGATTATGTCCTATACAGACGAGGGCTTGAAAATTTTCTTTTTTTTTAAAATTGAATCGATACTTTGAAATTGCAGGAAAAACGGGTTTTTATTTTATGAAATCTATTCTGTCCCTTGGCGGGAAGCGAATCGTGAAAACAGTCTTTCCATTTGCGTTTGACACTGCGAAATCAGAATGACGCAATATGTTCATTCCTACAACAAAATCATGCGGGTTATCATCATTCGTTATCTCTACAATTTCAGGAACAAACATAACATAGTCATCAATCCATATCTCACCTGCGTATACCCTTGCAAAAACATTTTTGTCCGTTGCCGTATTGATATACGCCTCACGCACTATCGTCAACTACCCCCACCTGAAAGAGGGGGCTTATAGTTTCTAACCTACAATTTTATTTATAACTTAATACCCAGTCTACCGAGCAGCCGAGTTTGTGACAAATATCATAAATAGTCCGAATAGACAATGGCCTATCATTGCGTAATTTTGTCCTTGTCTCAGGCGTAAGCCCTTTAGCCTTGTAATGACGCTCCCTTGAAGATGTATACCCTTTCTCAATGCCCCTTGATTTCAGAGATGCTTTAAGAGCCTCCTCGCCAAGTCCGCTTACAAGCCCGTTCCTTCTCCTGTATGGCTCTATGCTATCAAGCAAATCATTCGCATTTTTTAATCCGTCAGTTTTGCCATCATTTACTTTCGCAAGAAATCCGTCTATCAGTTCCCACAACGGAGCATAGGTCAGTTCACCTTTTGATTCATCAGGTGGGGTATATTCCCTTTTATGTGAAGCGAACCATTCTGTCTGCATAGCATTCGGCTCTATCCCCTTGAAATCGACCACTTCTGACACAGGCACATTTAACGCCCAAGCAATACGAGCCAGTATGTCTGTCTTTGGAAAAACCCAGCCCGTTATAATCGCGGATATTTTTGACTGCGTTATTCCGACATCTGCGGCAACATATTTCGATGCCGTTTTCTTTTTCGTTATACATTCCTTCAGTTTTGAGAAATCTACAAGCGATTCATAATCTATATCAGCCATAAAAAACCCGTAATTTTTGATACTTTTTAATGTTTTTCCGTTATTTTTATTTCCAAATAACATTTGGAGTATACAATCTAATTTTATTCCTGTCAATGTTTTTCGAGTAATTTATTACTTATCTTGACATTCTACAGAGGCGTTCCTAAGTTATGAAAGAAAGCAAATAATGATCTTTTCACTAACTAACTGTCTATATTTTTTATTCTTTCCTCTTATTTATTGTGTCATTATTTCCCTATCTTATGTGTCATTTTTACCCACACCTTGAAAAAATCCTTTTATCGCTAGAGGGGATAAGGAGCGCCTTTCCAACTTTTCGCACCCCCTCTGGGGGGATAATACACGCTCCAGGAGTTTAGAAAAAAAATGTAAAAAAAATAAAAAATATTTCAAAAAACACTTGACATAAAAAAATAGCCATGGTATATTTTAATCATGGAGGGGCAAGAAAAGCCCTAAAGATAAAAAAAGCCGACAGAGGGCAAGAGAAGTTAAGGATATTTTATACACTTCTTTTCTATCTGTCAGACAACGGCAAGAGTAAAACTTGAATAAAACCTAGTCACAAGGCTAGTAACA